CAGAAAACACTGCACCAGTTCCGTTGACGTTGCCAGTGGCACTGATAATTCCCGTGGTCAAATTACCTGAATTAACGTTACCAGTGGCCGATATGAGTCCACCTGTGAGCACATTGCCGCCTGTGACATTGCCAGTGGCTGATACAATACCTGTGGTCAGGAAGTTGCTGGCTGAAACGTTGCCAGAAAAACTGGCATCACCAGAAATGTTTCCTACCACACTGAGATTGGCCACTTGCACGTTGCCTGAGAAGTTGCCCGTGGTGGCAGAAAGATTAGCCATGGTCACAGCAGCGTAACTGGCGATGGAGATGGTGGTATTGGTTACTTCGCTGGTGGTGAACACCGAAACAAAACTGTTGGCACTTTCATCCCATACCCAGGCTATGTTGTCGCTGGTACCACGCTTGCCGATGAAACCAATGTCCAGTGTGGGGCTTCCTGTTTGCTCTTTGGCCAACAGGATTAGCGGATCTTCTACCACCAGATTCACAGTATCTATAGTGGTGGTATTGCCCTGTACTGTGAGGTTGCCCGTGATGGTTAGATCACTACCGTAAGTGAGGTTGTTCTGGATCTTGCCTGCTGTGATCGAGAAGTCCTGTACTTTGGCGGCAGCGTTCACGCCCAGGTATACGTTGCCTGCTGAAGCGTCAGTGACTTGATTATTCTTGATTCTGGTCAATACGGCCATGGTTTCAATCTTTCCGCCAAAGGGGCTATGGCAGTATTTACCAGTCTGGTAAAAACTATGCTATACCAGCGGAAATCACAGGAATCTTATGTCTACAGCGTCGGAAATTGCAGGTGCTTGGGTGAAGGTCAGGGTGTTGCCGCTCACAGAATACGCAGTTGTGGGCATCTGTACCACACCGTTGATTATGACCAAGGTGGCTGCTGTGGTGCTTGAACGATCCAGCACAAAAACTAAAGTGCTGCCGTCGCCGTTGACCAATTGTGCCGTGACGTTGCCCGTGAGGCTGTCCCATTCCGTGCCGTCGTAGATTTCTGCACGATCTGAGTCGGTGTTGAATCGCACAGTGCCGGTCACATTGCCAGGCCGCTGTGCGGTGTTGCCCACGGGCAACACCAGGCCCGACGTGGTGTCAATGATCACAGTGCTGTTCGCCGTGGTTTTTATGGTGATGTTGCCCGGTGAGACAGTGGGAGAAATCGTGGTATTGGCTATGGTGATGTTGCCAAGATTGGCCGTGATGTTGCCCGTCACAGTGTCCACGTAGAACTTGGTGGCAGCATCGGCGTTGGCCACAGGTGAGAGCAGATTGTTGATGTTGACGTTGCCAGCATTGATATTGCCCACGTTGCTGATGGTGACATTGCCCACTCTGAGCACGCCTGCCACATCCAGGGCCTGGGCAGGTGCGTTGGTACGCACGCCCACTCTACCATTTACAGTATCTATGAAAATGAGGTTGGCACCGGCCGAACTGCTGGAGATGGCGAGATTGGCACCACGCACCAGGTTGGCATTGAGGATATTACCGGAAATTAAGTTTATTGACATCTGGTGGCCTTTGCCAGATATTTACCGCTAGGTTGAGCTCAGTATGACCGAGATGGGCTCGCCCACGGGCGGAGCAGAAGTAAAGGTGATGTCGTCAAGACTGCCGCCCGTGATGGTGTAGGCCGTGGTGGGTGTTTGGTATATGGATCCCACGAAAACAATGACCTGATCATCGCCGGTGACGGACGCACTGAGTGCGAATGTTAGGGTGGAACCATCGCCGATAAAGTTGTCCACGGTGTAGGTGATGGCACCTGCTGAACCCAACTGCACGAACGCAGAACCATTGAAAAATTCCACAGCACCCAGGTCAGTGTTGTAGCGGATCAAGCCAAATCTGGGTGCATCAGGACGCAGGGCAGAACCACCAGCGGGCAGCACCACGCCCGATGAGCCCGACTGCAACCGGCGATTCTTGACAAAATATCCCATTAGATGGTGGTGAAACTGGTCACAGTGGTGATGCTGTTGTTGGCGTTAGCATTGGCCTGTATGCTATCGCCGTTGCTGAGCAGCAGTTTTTCTCCGCCAGCGTAGAGTTGATACGTGTCCAGGGTGGCGATTTCAATCTGGCTCAGCACGAGATTGAGATTGCCCGCGGTGTTGCCCGATGGTACCACGAACACATTGGCGATCACGTTGCTGGCAGAATAGTTTGTGAGACTCAAAAACGTGATGGCTGTGTTTCCTACACTGGTGTAGGCACTGGTAGCCGTGGAGTTTGCGATGTTTCCTAGTGCTATTGGCATGAGATTTCCTTAAAATATGATAGCGAACACGATGGCAGCACTCTTGCTCACCAACTCGTCGTCCACGGTTGAACTTTTTACATACACGCCAGTGCCGCCTGACCCTACTGCCTTGTTGTACAAGGCCGCGGCATTGGCAGTTGAAGACGGTGTGGTACCAATATTGCCCAATACCAGGTGTCCCAGCACAGTGAGTTTGCTTGTAGCTTTGTCAAAGGTTAGATTGGCATTGCCCCCAAATGAACCACCGTCGTTGAACTGTACCTGGGTGTTGGCACCAGCAACAGTGACGTTGCCCGTGGCTATGGCTGACCAAGTGCCGGCAAGTCCAGTGGTATCTGTGCTGCTGGAGATCTCCCACTGTGTGGCCGTGGCATTGTATCTGATACCAGCAAATGTGCTGGCGGCGGTATGCGTGAGCACTCCCGAATTGCTGGCATAACTGCCTGTGTTGGATGCGTTTAACAGTATGAAAGGATCTTGTATGTTGAGTTCTGTGACATTGATATAGGTGAGGTTGCCACTCACGTCCAGATTGCCCACGACCTCCAAGGTATGCGTGGTGATAGTGACATTGTCCGCAGAATTCAGTGTGGTGATCGCATAATCACCGTCGATGCGTTTGTAGGTGGCCATCTATAGATCCTTTGGTGTATTTATTCGCACCATGAAGTGATCAAAGTGAAGTTTTTCCAGATTCACAACACCATCAAATTCCGCTATGTCAGCCGTTGTGGCACCATGCACCCTGATGAATCGTTGACCAGGATGATCTCGCACCACTGTGAGTATCTGCCTGACCCAGTTGCCGGTAAACGTGGGCAGGGCTTCGGTTTTCTTGTAGAATTCTGTATCCGCGTACACATTGTTGAATCTGCCGGATTCTGTGGGACCCATGTCAAATCCCAACAAATAGATGGCATTCATGCCATCCTCTGCGGCTATGGCACAGGCTATGGGCCCAGAACTGAATCCAAAGTATTTTTTTGGCACTGATAGAGCACCTAGATTGGGCATGGGCCTGCGGGTGTAGAATCTGTTGTGGCGAGGATAACCCGATTCCTGTATCTGTGTGGCTATGGGACGATCTGTGGCCACCAACACCGTGGGGCAGTGGCTGCGATACAGGGCGTTGCAGCCGTACACAGGTGCCACAGTCAGCAGGTGATTCACATCCAAGGGCTCGCGGCTGCGACCGTTGCCCAACACAAAAGCGGCCATAAAAAATCCTCCCTGTATGTAGCAGGAAGGATCGGGGTTGCCAGCAAATTCCTACGATTACGTGTAGTTTTCTACGATGCCCACGTCCAAGAGGTTCTGCTGTGTGGCTGTGTTGGCCTGACCGGATGTGCCGGACTTGATCTGCTGACCTTCGTCCGTGAAGAAGTTGGTGGCATATCGCACCGGAGGTGAGGAATAGTCCAGCATGAACTTGTTGGTGAGTTTGCTGATCAGCGTGGCCGAACTGTCACCAAAGGTAAAGGTGATGTTCATGTTGCCCGATGAGAGCGAAGTATCAGCTTGGTTGGCCAGGGTGCAAACTCCGGTGTTGGTTCCATCTGTGACCAGATACTTGGTGGCACCTTTCTGGCGGATGATGTAGCCGTCGGCTTCGGAAAATCCAGCGATGAACACACGGCACTTGACCACGGGATAAGCAGCCGTGGCCAAGGTGCCACCAGAGTCATTGCCACCTACCACGCCCAGGAACTGGTCGGAGTTGAAGGTGTCGTTGTACACTGGATTTGTGAGTTGGTCAAAGGCATTGAAACCAATGTCCTTGGTGGTTGTTTTTTTGATCTTGAGGGGACGTCCCATTTGTTTTCTCCTATAAAGAAGTCCAATGCGAGTTCTAGTCACTACGCGGTGGGTTTAATCGCCGCATAAACACAAGGATTGTGTAAGAGTATTTAGCAGAATATTCCAATGTAATATAGCGTGTTTAAATATCGGATGACTGTAGAACACCTGATCGAGCAAGGCAATCAACATCGAGCCAAAAACCAACCTGCACAGGCCCTGGCCTGTTATGCCCAGGCCTTTGTGAAAGATTTCAATTCCGCTGCAGCCTGGAA